ATGGCAGCAGTTGGCTAAGTGATGCCGGCACAACGTCACCATTAACTACTAAAGGTGATTTGTGGACTTACAGCACTACGGATGCGCGCCTACCAGTTGGAACAGACGGCTACACACTCGTAGCGGATTCTGCAGAAACGACTGGCCTCAAATGGGCTGCTCCTGCTGGTGGTGGTGCTATGACTTACATTACTGGAGCATCATTTAGTGCCGTTTCAAGTTTTAGCCTTCCAACTAGCACATTTACTGCAACTTATGACAATTACTTTTTGATGTTAAATATTACCGATGCTAGCGCAACAACTAATCTTAATATAAGAATGCGCAGCGCTGGCTCAGATGATTCAAATACTAATTACAATTACAGATATGCGATAAGTGATACTTCAGGAGCGCAAAATTATGATGGTGGAACAGGCACAAGTGCCATAGTAATTGCTGGCACTACAACTACCGATGATCGTTTAGCTTATCCTCTTTATATTTTTTCGCCTTTCCTAACTGCCTCGACTAAAGTTACAGGTAATTTTTGGGGTTCTTATGGTGGAAATAATGGCACAGTATCAGGCGGCGGTGTCCAGCATACTGCTACTTCATACGACTCACTTTCGGTTTTTGTCAGCTCTGGAACATTCCAAGGTAATTACAAACTTTACGGCATTGCAAATTCATAGGAGATATTATGACAAAATTATACAAATTAGATGGCGATACCAAAAGAGAATATACTGAACAAGAGTATGCTCAGTTTGCTATTGATGAAGCAAATTATAAAGCAGAATTAAAAGCAAAAGCTGATTTAACGGCTGAACTTGCAGAAAAGAAAGCCTCAGCCGAAGCTAAGTTAGCAGCTCTAGGTCTAACCGCCGATGATCTGAAAGCCCTGGGCCTTTAGAACAATCCCTCAAGATTATTGCTAAACTTAACCAATGGCTAAGTTATGTAAAGCAGGGCAACAACTTCGTGAGCAGGTAGATGATGCGTTCCCCAATAGAAGTAGAGTGGTGCCAGAAGGCTGGCTTGGGGATGCTAGGCATGCCGCTCGCCGTAGTGACCATAACCCTGACCCTGATACAAAAATTGTACGTGCCTACGACTTTAACGCTGACCTTACACCCAACAGACAAACGGCTTATGATTTTGCAGACCAGTTACGATTACTTGCCAGACTTGATAAACGAATTTCATACATTATCTTTGATGGTAAAATTGCCAGTTACAAACGAAATTACAAATGGAGAAAATACACCGGGATAAACCCGCATAGAAACCATATACATGTAAGTTTTACTGCTAAGGGTGATTTTGATGGCAGTATGTTTAGAACGCCACTACTCACAGGGGAACCAATAAATGGAAAACTTAAAGGCCGCAAGCGCAAGTTGGGCAAGGTCATTTCTAGCGGCAGCGTTAGCAACATACTTGGCAGTGGGCTGGAAGCCGGAAGCGATACTCACAAGTGCTGTTGCAGCCGTTGCCCCGGTAATAATTAGATGGCTTAACCCTAAAGACGTGGCATTTGGCCGGAGATGACTCCCGCTGAATGGGCTGCATTTGTTGCGGCAATACTTTCGTGCTGCGGTTTAATAATCGCTGGCCTTCGTTACATTATCCGGCATGAAGTGCCGGGCATCATTGAGCAATCAAACATAATGCAACGAATTGAAAAACTGGAAAACATGGTTCTAGAATTGCTTACTAATGACCGCAAAAAAGCCAACAAAAGCAGAGCGCGCCGCAAGGCGTAAGTCTAAAGAGCGCCAAGCCGCTCGCGACTCACGCGAACCATTGCGCCCATTAGATTACTGGGCTGCCGGTGTTGTAGAAGTCTTTGATGCGTTGGTGCGTGCTGGATGGGATAAAGACCGCGCACGCTGGTATGTGGAAGAAACAATGCGCCTGCCTGAATGGATAATTGAAAACCCTGACCATAGCCCTTATGAAGATGATGATGAGGATGAATGAAGCGAATAATCGTCATATCAGACTTACAGGTTCCATTTCATGACGAAAAAGCAGTACGAAACCTTGCAGGGTTTATCAGAAAATACAAACCAGATGACGTTTTATGCGTTGGTGATGAGTTGGACTTCCAGACCATTTCACGTTGGAGCAGTGGGCGTGATGAATGGAGCGGCACAATTGGCCGCGATAGAAACACTGCTCAAAGCGTTCTCTATGAACTTGGCATCACACACATTGTTAGAAGCAACCACACAGATAGACTCTACAAATCCCTAGCAAATAGACTCCCCGGCCTGATTGGCCTGCCCGAACTAGAATATGAAAACTTCATGGGGTTCAAGACCCTAGGCATTAAGTTTCACCGTAAGCCCTACGAGATAAGCCATGATTGGATTATGGTGCATGGGGATGAGCAAGCCATTAACCACAATGCCGGTTTAACAGCCCTAGGAGCCGCTAGAAGGCACGGAAAGAGCGTGGTCTGTGGTCACACCCATAGGCTGGGGGTTTCGGCCTTCTCAGAGGCATCTGGGGGCGTTTTAGGGCGTGTTCTGCGTGGGCTTGAAGTAGGCCATTTGATGGATGAAAAACAGGCTTTCTACACGCGTGGAACGTTCAACTGGCAAAAGGGTTTTGGCATCCTATATGTGGACAAAAAGGGCACTACGCCTGTAGCAGTACCGATAGATAAGCAAGGCAGTTTTGTGGTTGAAGGCAAGCGTTATGGATGAAACAAAGCCTGACCTACACCGCACCATAGACGAACATATTGATTTATTTGAAGACACGCCGTTGTAGGTTTTGACAATCAGCATTTAATACCCTGTAATTGGTAATTGAAATACCAATTGAAAGGGGTATTAGGGCAATGATTAGGTTTGACCCAAAAACACGCTGTTACACAGACGGCAAAAACTACGTCCACGCCAATGTATTGCGTGACTATGCGCATAACAAATTAGGCTTAAAAAGCAAGCGCGGACGTTTTAGCAAGCGAACCATTGCAGCATATTTCCTAGATGTATTTGGCGTTACCGAGGAAGTGGCGTCATGAGTAGAGAAATGCTGGAATATATTTTGTGGGCTTTTATCGTGAGCCTATTGTTAACAACTTGGATAATTAACTTCAAAAACAATCACTACAAAAGGGGCTACAGGGATGGATACAACAGGGGCAAGTTCGTTGCGAGCGAAAGAAATATTGACTAATGCCAGTGACACGATACTTGAAAGAGGGCTCACGCATGGTAGTTACGACCTCACAATGTTACGAACTGCAAAGTTGTGGCAAGACTATTTTGAACGAGAAGTTGACCCAATGGACGTTGCAATCTGCATGGCTTTGGTCAAACTCGCACGCATCATGGAGTCTAGAACAGTTGACGATAATTGGGTGGACGCCGTTGCATACATGGCAATTGCCGGAGAACTCGCCGTTAAAGATTGGGACAGTTTGGATGATTTCTAGGTCACCGCGAAATACTTGGTGCTGCTATTGCAAGTTGCAATGGGGCACGAATCACTGGCGTGGGCAAACGCAGGCTGTTTGGCAGATAACAAGCAAGCGCCACGGCAAGATAATCGTTCGCCATTATTGCCAAGCATGTGCAGATTATGTGCAGGATTGGAACGGCGAAACATGGACACTGAAGGAACAAATTGAATATGCGAAGGGAATACAAAAACTAGATGTTTAACTTAAACGATTATGAAACAGTGGACGAAAGAATCCACAATTTTTATGGCAAATATCCTGACGGTGCAATCATTACTGAGTTGGTTTCCAATGATGAAGAGAAGGGCGTGGTGATATTTAAGGCGTATGTTTACCGGACTTATATTGATGTTAAGGCTTCCAGTGTGGGTTATGCTCGCGGTAGCCGCAAAGACCGTGGTGTGGATGCTGCATTTTGGCTTGAAAATTGTGAGAGTTCAAGCATTGGGCGCGCACTCGCTAACCTCGCTTTCAGTGCTAAAGGAAAGCGACCTTCTGCTATTGAAATGGCAAAAGTCAATGACGCTGAATCAACTCCTCGCACAGCGCCTGTACGCGTACGCACTAAAGAACAAAAGGAGTTTTTAAGTGCACAAAACCCTGAAGCCGAAATTATTTGGGATACAACAATTGCGCCGCCAGATGACATTGAACCCGCTTTTAAGGACGCAACTGATTTGGTGGTTGCGAATCTCGCTGCCGAGCCTATTCCGAGTTGTAAGCACGGTACTAGAGTCTTGCGTGAAGGTACTGGCAAAAACGGTGCTTATCGCGGTTGGACTTGTGTGGTTCCTATGAGCCGAAAGAAAGACCAATGCAAGGCCATTTGGATGATGTTAGAACCAAGCGGTAAATGGGTTTACAGGCCAGAGGATGAAGACTTGGTGAATGGATGAAATACCAACAAGTTGAATGGAAGAAGGCCGCATGCGCTGGCATGGACACGCAAAAGTTCTATGAGATAGAAGACCGGATGCCAGATAGCGCTATCCAT